TATCAGAAAAGATGCAGTTGCATTCATCTCTCCTTATAGAGGTGCATTCCTGAGCGATTCTGCTGTCGGTTCAGTAACTGTCAATAGTGACGCTGACATCACTAATAATGTTCTGAGTTACTACTCACCATTAACATCTTCTTCATACGCAGTATTCGATAGCGGATACAAATACATGTATGACAGATTTGCTGATACTTTCCGTTATGTCCCTCTTAATGGTGACATTGCCGGAACATGTGTTAGAACTGACATCAATGCGTTCCCATGGTTCTCACCAGCAGGAACTTCCAGAGGTGCTATTCTAAACGCTGTCAAACTTACATACAATCCATCCAAAGAGCAGAGAGACGTTCTGTATTCCAACAGAATTAACCCTGTCGTATTCCAAGCTGGTTCTGGAATCGTTCTCTTTGGAGACAAGACAGCACTTGCTAAGGCATCAGCATTTGATCGTATCAATGTTCGTCGTCTCTTCATCTATCTGGAAAATGCCATCGAGGCTGCTGCCAGAGACCAGTTGTTTGAATTCAACGATGAAATCACGAGAACTAATTTCGTGAACATTGTTGAACCTTTCCTCCGTGATGTTCAGGCAAAGAGAGGTATCACTGACTACGTTGTCGTCTGTGATGAGACAAATAACACTGCTGCTATTATAGATAATAATGAGTTTGTAGCAGACATTTACATCAAACCAGCGAGATCGATTAACTTCATCGGTCTGACATTCGTTGCTACACGCACGGGCGTCTCCTTTGAAGAAGTTATTGGTTCTGTCTAATTCTACTTAATTACAAACGAGGTTTAAAGAAAAATGCCTAGTCGCCAGCAAGTAAACACAACTCCACTAAGAACAATTAGTGATTTCAAAAGTAGACTATCGGGTGGTGGAGCAAGACCGAATCTATTTGAAGTAGAATTAGCATTCCCCGATGCTGTGGCAATTGATAATGATGTTTTACAGAAAGCAAGATTTCTTGTAAAAGCAGCAGCACTCCCCGCTTCAACCATTGCTCCCATTGATGTTCCATTCAGAGGTCGTATCTTAAAGATCGCCGGAGACAGAACATTCGAAACCTGGACAATCACCGTTATTAACGACACTGATTTTGTCCTCCGTTCTGCTTTCGAAAAATGGATGAACACCATCAACAAAATGTCTGATGGAACTGGTGTTGTAGATCCTGAAGCATATCAGAAAGATGCTACAGTCAAGCAACTTGACCGTGATGGTTCTGTTCTCAGATCTTACAAGTTCTGGGATATTTTCCCAACTAATGTTTCCACAATTGACGTAAGTTATGAAACAACTGACACCATCGAAGAATTTACAGTAGAAATGCAAGTTCAGTGGTGGGAAGCATATAGAGGAACTTCTCCAGCAGCAGGTGGAGAAGATATCAGGTAGAGATATCAGCTAAATAGTCAAAACGAGTAAACTAACTATAATATGGCCAGACTTTTTGGTTTTTCTATTGGGGACAAAGAAAAAAAATCTGCTTCCATAGTTTCCCCCGTTCCTCCTAATAATGAGGACGGGGTTGATAACTTTGTTGCAAGCAGTTTTTATGGTTCTTATGTAGATATTGAAGGTGCTTATAGAACTGAGTCTGAATTGATAAAAAGATATCGAGAAATGGCACTGCATCCGGAAGCGGATGGTGCCATTGAAGATGTTATCAATGAAGCAATCGTTAGTGATCTTTATGATTCACCGATTGAGATTGAACTTACAAACTTAAATGCCAGTGATAAGTTAAAGAAGGCAATCAGAGAAGAATTTAAAACAATTAAAGAAATAATGGACTTTGATTCAAAGTCCCATGAAATTTTTAGAAATTGGTATGTTGATGGAAGACTCTATTACTTGAAAGTAATTGATGTTCAAAAACCAGAAGAGGGAATTAAAGATTTAAGATATATTGATCCAATGAAAATGAAGTTTGTTCGTCAGGAGAAAAAACCTGATAAGAAAACTTCTATAACCTTACAATCAAACAGAGACGGAGATGCTTCGAAAGTATTGTCTCCAGAGATTGAGGAATATTTCGTATATACTCCAAAACCAAATTATCCATCCAATGCCATGACCGGTGGCGGTGGTGCTAAAGGAGTCAAGATTGCAAAGGATTCTGTCACTTATGTTACCTCAGGACTCGTAGATCGTAACAAAGGAACAGTTCTTTCATATCTTCATAAAGCAATCAAAGCACTCAATCAACTCAGAATGATTGAGGATTCTCTGGTAATCTACAGGTTGTCTAGAGCACCAGAACGTCGTATTTTCTATATTGACGTTGGTAATCTTCCTAAAGTAAAGGCAGAGCAATACCTCAAAGAGGTTATGTCTCGCTATAGAAATAAACTGGTTTATGATGCAAACACGGGCGAAATCCGTGATGATCGTAAGTTCATGTCCATGATGGAAGATTTCTGGTTGCCTCGTAGAGAGGGTGGTCGCGGAACTGAGATCACTACCCTGCCTGGTGGACAGAATCTGGGAGAACTCTCAGACATCGAATATTTCCAGAAAAAACTCTATAGAGCACTTGGTGTTCCCGAATCCAGAATTGCTGCCGATGGTGGTTTTAACCTTGGTCGTTCTTCCGAGATTCTGAGAGACGAACTTAAGTTTTCTAAGTTTGTTGGTCGTTTGAGAAAGCGTTTTGCAAACATGTTCAATGACATGTTGAAGACTCAACTGGTTCTAAAAAATATTATCACACCAGAAGATTGGGAAGAAATTAGAGATCATATTCAATATGACTTCTTATATGATAATCAGTTTGCAGAATTAAAAGAAACTGAAATGATGAATGAGCGTCTGGGAACGCTTGCAACCATTGAACCTTATATCGGGAAATACTATTCCTCTGAGTATGTTCGTAAAAAAATTCTCCGTCAAACTGATGCGGAGATCATTGAAATTGACGAACAAATTCAACAAGAAATTGAAGCAGGAATTATTCCAGATCCCAATGCAGTTGATCCGATTACCGGAGAACCTTTACCAGCAGAGGGTGAAGGTGGAGATATGGGAATGATGGGTGATGTTCCCATGGAGCCAGAAATTGATGGTGGAATAACCGATGCACAAGTGCAAAAGGATACCAAAAAGGCTGAGATATAAATAAAGAATAGGACTTATATTAAATTTTATGGAAGAACTTGTAGATTTGATTGCTGTTGATTCATCAGCAACAGAAGTGAGCGACAAAATCAAAGACATTTTGTATGCTAAAGCTTCTGAAAGAATTGATAATTTAAAACCAACTGTTGCTTCTTCCATGTTTGATGAAGTAGAACCTGAAGACCAATCATCATCTGAGGATCAAGAATAATGGCACATAAACCGGTAGGAAGCGGGGTATCTTTTGCCGTTGCCACAGCATCGGCCACATCTGGTATCATGACTCATTTTACCGATACTGTAAGAGTACATGTAGTCGGTGGAGATGCACATGTAGCAGTTGGAATTGATCCCACTGCCGCAAATTCTGATTACTTTGTCCCATCTGGAACAACAGTAACATTAAGTGTTGGCAGACCAAAGTCACAAAAAGTTGTTGGTGTCACAACAGGAACAACAACTACAATTGATTTCCCCGGAGGAAGTGGAAGTCCTTTCGAAGTTGGAGATAAAGTTCAGTTGACTGGAATTGTTCCTGCAGATGCTAATGGCGGCACTTCCGGAATTGGACTTACTGTTCTTTCAGTTCTTAATGGTTCTTTTAGTAGAAATTCTAATGGAGATGCTGGATATTTCAGCACAAGACTTACTCTTGCTCATGATACCAGCGAAGTAGGACCAATCACTGATGGTGAAGGTGAACTGAGAGATGTCTTCCAGGTGGCAGCAAAAGGAACTGCTTCAGCAGCATATGTTCAACAAGTTCAAATTACTGGAGTAGCATGATGAAGTTAATCACGGAAGAAATTTCGAGTGTAAAATTTATCACCGAAGGAAAAGGTTCTAATAAGAAAATGTATATTGAGGGAACTTTCCTTCAAGGTGAAATCAAGAACCGTAATGGAAGAATGTATCCTGTCACAACTCTTGCAAAAGAAGTTGAAAGATACAATGAAAACTTCACTGCAAAAGGTCGTGCTCTTGGAGAACTCGGTCACCCTGATGGTCCTACCGTAAATCTCGATCGTGTTTCTCATAAAATTGTTTCTCTCGTTCAAGAAGGAAATAATTTCAGAGGTAAGGCACAACTTCTCGATACCCCAATGGGTAAAATTGCAAAGTCACTTCTTGATGAAGGTGTAATGCTCGGCGTCTCTTCTCGTGGTATTGGTTCTATTAAAGAAGACAATAATGGAGTTAAAGTTGTCGGTGAAGATTTCATGTTAGCAACTGCTGCTGATATCGTTGCTGATCCCTCTGCTCCCGATGCTTTTGTCTCGGGAATTATGGAAGGAAAAGAGTGGGTTTGGGACGGAGGAATTCTTCGCGAACAACTCGCAGAGAAGACTCAGAAGAGAATTAACACTCTTGTTGATCAAAAAGCACTTGAGGAACATAAACTCCACTTATGGAATAATTTCCTCTCAAATCTTTAAATTATAAATAAATATAGATTAATACAATCATGTCTAATCAAATGTCCGTTGGTAGCAATTTACAAGAAATGGAAAACGTAGTAACTAAAAACGCTGCGCCTGGAGATCCAATGCCTAAGTTGACAACAGGTGGTACACCTCCAACTTATGAGGATCTTGGCGGGCCAACCCCAGAAAACTCTAAACCTGATGACGATTCTAACAAGTTGAAGACGCCTGGTGCGTCTCTCAAGCAAGTTAGAGATGTTGTTAACAAAGGTGCAAAACCTGCGGAGACTGCCAAGGGCATGAAGGAAGAAGAAGCTGAGGTTGAAGTAGAAGAGGATCAAGAAATTGTATCCGAAGAGGAAACAACCGAAGAGGAAGTAGTTTCTGAAGAAGAAACCACTGAGGAAGAAGTTGTTGCCGAAACTACCGAAGAATCGGAAGAAGTCGTCACCGAGGAAGAGCAAGTTATTGATGTCGAAGAAGATATCAATGCTCTGATTTCTGGCGAAGAACTCTCCGAAGAATTCCAAGAGAAAGCACGCACCATTTTCGAGACTGCGATTAGAACTAAGGTTGCAGAAATCAAAGAAGAGATGAAGTCTGAATATGAACAGGCTCTCGTCGAAGAAATTGCTGCGGTCAAGACAGAATTGTCTGAGCGCACCGACTCTTATCTTGAGTATGTTGCTGACGAGTGGATGTCTGAAAATCAACTCGCCGTTGAGCACGGACTCAAAACTGAAATGACCGAATCATTCCTCACTGGAATGAGAGGACTTTTTGAAGATCATTATGTAACTATCCCTGAAGAAAAATATGATGTCATCCATAGCATGGTAGAAAAACTTGATGAGATGGAAGATAAACTCAATGAGCAAATCAACAAGAACGTTGCTTTAAATAAAAGGTTGTCAGAATCGGTTGCCGATGTAATCCTGGCGGATGTTTCAGAGGGTCTCGCTCTCTCCCAAAAGGAAAAACTCGCTTCTCTTGCTGAAAATGTTGAGTTTGAAAGTGAATCTAACTATCGTGAAAAACTGGAAACTCTGAGAGATTCTTATTTCTCTGCTAACTCCAGCACACAAAGGAACCATTCAGAAAATATTTCTGAAGGTACACAAGTCGGAAATCAACCAGAAGTATCTGGTTTGATGGAGTCATATCTTCAGACTCTGAATAGAGTTTCGAAAAAGTGAGTTTTTAAATTATTAACGACAAACAAAACAAAAAATTTTAAGAGGTAAAATTCAAATGCAAATGTTCAATGCCGAACAACTGCAGGAGAAGTGGGCACCTATTCTTAACCATGACGGTCTTGGAGAAATCAAAGATCCTCATAAGAGAATGGTAACCTCCGTTCTTCTGGAGAACCAAGAAAAAATGATCAAAGAGGAGCAAGAGTTCCTCGGAGAAGCTGCTCCAACCAACTCTACTGGTTCTAGCATCTCTAACTTTGATCCCGTTCTGATCTCCCTGATCAGACGCTCTATGCCTAACCTGGTCGCCTATGACCTGGCTGGCGTTCAACCAATGAATGGTCCTACCGGACTCATTTTTGCAATGCGCTCTCGCTACGCTACTCAGAGCGGCGAAGAGGCATTCTACAACGAAGCAGATACCGCATTCTCTGGTCAGAATAACAACTTCGACCTGACCGGTGGAATGACTCAGGCTGCCGTTGGTTTGGGTACCACCAACCAACAGGGAACCAACCCTGGTGCTCTTGACGGAACTTTCCCTGCTACTGCCGATGCCACCACCTACAACGTAGGTAACGGCATGACCACCGCCAATGCTGAAGCACTTGGTGATGGCACGAGCAACGAGTTCAACGAAATGGCTTTCTCGATCGAGAAAGTCACCGTAACCGCCAAGTCACGCGCTCTGAAAGCCGAGTATTCACTCGAACTTGCTCAGGACTTGAAAGCAATTCATGGTCTGAATGCTGAAGCGGAACTCGCCAACATCCTCTCTACTGAGATTCTGGCTGAGATTAACCGCGAAGTCATCAGAACCATCTATAACGTTGCTGTTCCTGGTGCTCAGGCTAACGTTGCTACCGGTGGAACCTTCGACCTGGACGTTGACTCCAACGGTCGCTGGTCTGTTGAGAAGTTCAAGGGTCTCATCTTCCAGATGGAAAGAGACGCTAACGCTATCGCCCAGCAGACTCGTAGAGGAAAGGGTAACATGATCCTCTGCTCTGCTGACGTTGCTTCTGCACTCACCATGGCAGGTGTTCTCGATTACACCCCTGCTCTCAACGCTAACCTCAACGTTGATGATACTGGCAATACCTTCGCTGGTGTCCTCCAAGGCAAGTATCGCGTCTACATTGACCCATATGCTGCCAACGTTGCTGCTAACCAGTATTACGTCATGGGTTATAAGGGTTCTTCACCTTATGACGCTGGACTCTTCTACTGTCCTTATGTTCCTCTCCAAATGGTTCGTGCCGTTGGTGAGAACACCTTCCAGCCCAAGATCGGATTCAAGA